CTCACTACCACGAACCCGTGAGCACCGGGTGAGACGATGGCCCACCATTCCGCTTTAGTGGTGCTGATACCAGACGGACGCCACTCGCCGCCGGACAGTTGATGCGTCTCGACGTAATGGTTCCCGGTCTGCCATGCGCCGGCGTCGGTCTTCACCTCGACGGTGCCGCTGCGTTGCAGGTCCTCCCAGAACGTGCCGAACAGATGCTCGCCCAGCTGCCCGCGGCGCAGGTCGATGTCGAAGTCGGGCTGATAGCCGGTGCTCGTCTTATCCATCAAGCAGCCTGAGGAGACTGTCGCCGTCCATCGTCACCCACCATCGTCCCGGCGACGCGAACCCGCGCCGCTTGTGCCACAGCACCGGGACCTTCCCTTCGTTCGCATCCGCTGTGGCCTGAGCCCACCAGCCCGGCAGGTCGAGCCGGGCGTGGTCCTTCACCTCGATGGCCAGCGGCAGGCCGGTGAGGATGTCTGACCCGCCTTGGAACCCTTGCGCGGACCGTGAGGTGACCGCCGCGTGCCCGTGGTCGCGGAGGAACCGGGCGACGGCCTGCTCGGCCCTGTTGCCCTTGGCACGTTCCGCGGCACCCATCACTTGACCTTCGCGGATGCCCGAAGCGCACCGGCATAGGTGAGATGGAATCCGGAGTCGACCCACGTCCAAGTCCCGTCAGGGTTCACCCGGTGTACGTCCCACCACCAGAACCTGCCCTTAGCGAGCGTCACAGCAGTCACGACGTCACCCCAAGTGCCGCAAGGTTGTCGTGCCATTCCTTCGTTGCGCTTGACCGTCCTGACCTGACCCGCCACCGTTGCCTGCGGTCGAGGCCACCCCAGATGCCGAAGTCCCGCTCGCGGCCGAGCCGCATCCCCTCGACGAGGCAGTCCATCCGCACCGGGCATTCCGCGCAGACGTACAGGTGGTTCGGCATGATGTCGTCAAGGTCAAACAGCGGCGCGAGACCGATGCAGCCTGCCTGCTCCTGCCATCTCACCACCAGCCCCTCCCGCCGCGGGCCGCAGCGCGCTCCAACCACTTGTCGGCCGCCGGACACCAGCCGCCATAGCGGTCCTCCGCATAGTCGGAGAACCATTCGACCTGCTCGACGATAGGCCACGGGTCCGGCGGGGCACCCCATGTCGGCCCGTGACGCTGACCGAGCCCATACGAGAACCCGCCGGTGTCCGCTGCCGTGATGTCCCACCGCCAGTCCGATTCCCCGTCGAAGATGATGGCGACACATTCGAACACGACCGGCGGGTAGCCGAGCTCGATGAGCGCATCCATCACTTGGTCCTGCACGGTCGGTTCCGGTTCCGGATAGATGCGGGCCGCCTCGACGTTCGCCAGCATCACAGGCTCCTCTATGAGGACCGGGAGCGGTTCACCGCCTCCGATGGCCCTCACCGGGAGGGCGACCAGCAGGAAGAACGTCAGCGCGGCGACCTTCACGTCGTCTCGATGTTCGGGGGCAGGGGGTAGACCTCACGCAGGATGAGGCAGGCACGGCACCGCGAGGGTGCCCCATCGTCGACCCCATGGCAAGGCTTTCCGCACTCCACGCAACTAGTGGTCAACATCTCGGCACTCCCAGAACGTGTGGGCGTAGCCCATGATGTCGACCACCGAGTCCCGATGGTCCGGGGTCTCGATGAGCCGCGCGACCTTCGTCAGGACACCAATCATGGCGACGTCCTGCGCGTCAAGGGGACGCAGCAGCTTCCCCTGCTGGCCAAGCCAGACGTTGAGCAGTGCGGCGATGCGGTCGAAGTTCGAGCGTGGCGGGCCGTAGGTCTGGCCGCGGGCGGTGACGGCATCCCCGGCTTCATCGAACAGGGTCATGGAGTCTCCTCAGCGTCTCCAACGGCACGCGCGTCCAGTCGGTCGAAGAACGCCGCGACCTCCAAGTCGAACGCCGTGTCGGCCGGGGCCACCTTCGACTCGCGCTCGAAATACAGAACCTGCGCCAGAATCCGTCGCATCTCATTCGACATCATCTCCCCTTGCTCCTAAGTGTCGACGTCGCAGCCAACGTCGAAAACGTCAGCGCGAACAGGACGATGGACAGTTCCTCGGCGCTCACCAGCGGCCCCCGAACCGGACCGCAGCCCAACTGAACACCACCGTGAAGATGGCGACCGCCGCCATCACGTCAAGGTTGCGTGTGGACATCGTGCGTCTCCTTCGTGCCGGGAGCAGGGGGTGGGCCGTGGTGGCGACCCACCCCCGTGACCGCTCCCACAGCGGTCCCCCTGACGGATGTCAGGAGGCAGGGTCCGGGCCGGAGGCTTCCCCTTCCCCCGACCCGGAGGTCTTCTCGTTGCACCAGCCGTAGCAGTAGAACCGTCCGTCCTCGAAGAGTTCTTCGCCACCGCAGCGGTAGCAGGTGAGGATGGACCCGTCGGTCATCACACCGATTCCAGCGTCTCGCACGCCTCGCACTTCAGGTACTCATCGCCCAAGTAGAACTTCGGGTTGATGTATGACCAGTGCTCGCCATCGACCTCGATGGTCTGCGGAGGCCGGCCACCCTTGGGACGAATCCCGGTAATGTGTTGACGGCAGCGCGCGACGACATCTCCGTTGCTGCTTTCATCGGAGCGCAGCAGTGCGTACATCGATGGCATGATGCTCGTCTCCTTCTGTCGGTGAGGTTACTTCCAGTTGTGCGCTGCTCGCAGCGCCGCCTTGCCTTCAGACGATTCTGCAACTTCAAGCAGCCCTGCATCCTTCATCTTTGCGATGCATCGCTTGGCGCTGTTGACCAAGTTGCCGCATCCCGACTGTCGCATGTCGCTGGCGATTCCCGAGTCGGTGTAGTACCGCGCGTCACTCACGAAGTCCGCAAGCGCAGCCAAGTTGTTGAAGATGATGGTCTCGGTCTTCGGCCCTGAACGAAGCACCGTGACGTCGGCCAACTCGTCCTTCTCGACTCGGGTGAAGTGGTCCCACGAGAACAGGGTCGGGAGGCTGACCGGGCCGTAGGTTTCCGTCTCGCTCATCTTGCGTCTCCTTGTCCTTGCCCCGGCCCCTTGCCGGTAGGACGAACGATACCCGATTAGCCCGGCCCTGTCAAGCATCCTGACGGCGGGTGTGACGGGACCGCATCAGCCCAGAATCGCGCGATTCAGCCGGATACGCGTGAATCTGCCAGTGGCAGGCCCCGCAGACCGCCAGCAGGTTGTTCCCGGCAGCCCGCCAATCCACCGGGTCGACCCGATGCGGGTCCGGCCCCGACCGGCCCGCCAGATGATGAACCTGCTCGGCCCAGCCGGTGCAGTCCTCCGTCAGCGCCTCACAGAACCCCTGCGACCTGACCAGCACCTGCTCGCGCCGCTCGGGATACACCGCGTCCCGCTCACGACGACGCTTCGACCAACTCACCACGTCTCCAGCAGCTCGTCCCAATAGTGCTCGATACGCCGCAGCTCCCGCGCGAACGCGTCCGCCTCACGCTCCGACACCCGAGTCCCGCCGGGCACGTCCCATTCGGTCATCTCGGCCATCACGTCCCGGTCGAACTTGCGTGACATCCGTCCGCAGACGTCGCAGATGAAGTGAACCTGATGCCGTTCGACCCGCAGGTCACCGATGGGGACCCGGATGAGTTCCTCGCACCCGTGGCAGACGAGCGCTGCGACAACGCGTTCCATGGTCACCTCGCCAGCCCGGCCTCCGCCTTATGGGCCGACAGTAGCGACATGACGAGCGTCAGTTGGATACCACGCGCCTTCACCGCTTGCGCTGCGGTGGACCGCTCCGCCTCAGCGAGGTCACGCTCGGTGCGAAGGTCAGCGCATTCCGCGTCGACCCACGCCTGACGCGCCGGCGAGATTCCGTCCGGTGCGACAAGCCACGCTTGGGCGACACCCTTGCGGTAGGCGTTCTCGGCGTGCGCCAGCCGGACGGACGCCTCACGGAGAACCTTCAGGCCGTTGTCCAGCAGGTCGGACAGCCGGCGTGCCTCGAACGCGAGTTCAGGAAGGTTCACAGGAGTCTCGGTGGTTCGGCGGCGGCCTGCTGCTGCGCCCATGCGACACGAGCTTGGATGATGGGCAGGTACTCGTCGGTCATCTCGCAGCCGATGGTGTTGAACCCTTCGAGGATGGCGGCGACGAGGGTGGTGCCGGAACCGGCGAACGGGTCGAGGACGGTGCCGCCGGGTGGGGTGACGAGCCGGACGAGGTGGCGCATCAGGGCGACAGGCTTCACCGTCGGGTGATGGTTGGCGCGTTCAGTCGTTGCGGCAGGTTCCCAGTCCGGTGCCTCGCATTCACAATGTGGCTGCGCGAACTTGACGAGGCCGCAGTTGCGGCACTTACGGTTGGACAATGGGGATGCGGCATCGCCTGTCGCACGCTGCGGCAGTCCGTCAAGTCCGGCGTTCCGTTCCTTCCGTGACGGCTTCGCCTGATACACGAAAGGCCAGTCATCATCAGACCAGTCAGCCTGCGTGAAGAACCGAGAGGCGCCACCTTGCCCCCCGTACCCGACATCAGGAGTCCCGGCAGGTTTCGCACCCGGCGGCCCTATTCGACCACCAGACACACCGTTGCGACGGACGGCAACGCCATCGCTGCTCACGCCGCTTTGCCGGTCGAGTGCTTCTCCTGCCGTCCGGTCGAACACCACATTCGCAGGCCAACGGCCCGACGGAGCAGGCTCGAAGATGTCGCCGTTGCGTCCGACGCCGCTCGACTTCGGGACAGGACTTGCGTTTGACGGTTGCGGAACTCGCGCTGCCTCGCGGTCCGCATCACTCATCGCTACGCGGCAGCCGTCGATGTTCAACCCACCCGTCCCATGCTCCAACACATTCGCCGCCACCGTCCCCGACAACGGCTTACGCGCCACCACAACCGGCTCATGAGCAGGCTTCAGCGCGGTGCCCCACCCGGACCACTGGCGGGCGGCGTCGGTGGCGGGGGCGGTAATCGGCACGCCCTCCCCGGGGCCGTCCTGCAGGTCGGTGCCGTACATCTTGCGGGCCATCGCGGTGCGCGGGTCGTGCGGGTCCGCGTGCCCGACGACCTCACGCTCGGCTCCGGCAGCCTTGTCTATCGCCTTCCCGATGTCCAGCGACTTCGGGAACCCCGACCCGTACACCCAGTGGATGCTGTCCCTGATTTCGAACCCTGCGTCCTCGATAGCGCACGCCATCCGGTGATAGGTCCGCGTCCCACCGAACGCCAACAGATGACCGCCCGGCTTCAGGACACGCAACGCCTCCGCAGCCCACGCTTGATGCCAGTCCTGCATGGCACTCATCTGACGCGCCATGCCCCCACCAGTCACATCATTCGGCAGCCCCTCGTTCTCCGGGTTGCGCCTCTTTCCTATCGGCTTCCACTCTGGCTGGTCGCACTCGCATCGCTTCTTGCCGCGCGCCCTTCCACCGCACAGAGCGCAGGTTGGATTAGCGGCTCCGTAACGCGATGTCGACGAATACGACACCCACTCGGTCGGCCTGTCACCGATACCGGGCTTGGAAAATCCCCCACCGGACTGCCGGCCAAGTTTGTCCCACTCCTTCCCGAGGAACTCCAACCCGTAAGGCGGGTCCGTCACGATGGCATCCACCGAACAGTCCGGCATCGACCGCATCAACTCCACACAGTCCCCGTGCAGCACCTCAACCATCACGCTTCTCCAGCGCCTTGTCCAAGAAGTAGTCCGTCGACCACAGGTGCAGCCCGAGGCCGAGCCGCATCGCAGCCCGCTTGAACGCATCCGACGACGCCGACTTCAGGTTCGACCCGTTGTTCCCGTCCGGCCGCTCGACATCCCCCGCCTCCGTCACCGACACCGTCCGCCCATCCACCTCGACCGTCAACCTGCCGAGACAGCCGGAGACCACCCCGTCCGGGTTCGTCACCACCTGCACGATGTCCCAAGTGAACGGCCCGAGCACTTCAAGGAGCCGCTGGTTCACCGTGTCGTGGGAGACATAGGAGGCCGCGAACTTCCCGGGCTTTTCCTTGACCAGCCGTGCAGGGAACGGGCGGGCGAGCTCGGATAGTTGCGACATCTCAGACCTCCACGTCAGCGAGCGGCTTGTCGCCGTTCTTCCAGTGCCACGCCGCGAGCAGCGCCTCGAACGCTTCGAACGAGACCTCGGGGTCCGCGACCTGCTTCATGACGAACTTCCCGCCGGGCTGGACGGAGATGGCGACGAGACGGTCGTAGTTTGACCATGCCGCCTTCCCGTCGGCGCGTGTGCGTGCCGCCGCGAGCGCGGACAGTTGCAGGGACACCTCGTCGTAGGGGCCGGACGTGCCGGTCTTGTAGTCGACCAGCCAGTCCTCATAGGCGTCGTCCGTGTAATGCCAGCGCAAGTGCGCGTCGTAGGTACCAGCGTAGGCGTGGCTGAACACGGTCTGTTCGGAGGCCACCAGCTCGATGGCGTGAGCGTCGAACCAGCGCAGCACAGAGTCGGCTGCGGCCTGATAGTCGCGGGCCTGCCCTTCGAGTTCCGGCAGGTCGTCGCCACGCATCGCGCATTCCAAGTAGAAGTGGATGGACGTCCCACGCGCAGCCGAGCGAGAGGATGACCTCCACGGAGACTGCTTCAGGATTTCGACCGCCTCGTCCCGGCCAAGCCCGGACAGCGACGACCGCATCGTCCACGCCTGCTCGGCGACAACCTTCGCCGCCCACCGTGGCAGCGCAGGCTTATCGAGCATCCCGATGACGTTCGTCACCGAAGGGACAAGGTCTCCGGTCACCGGGTGCTCGTAGTGGCGGCCCTTGCCGCGGACGTTCCTTGCGAGTGCAGGCTCGCTCATTTCATCTCCTAGTCGGTCAGTGCGGACAGTTCCTCGTGCCGGTCGCCCTCACGGATGATGGACTCCAGCTGCGACACCTGCCAGCGGAGGTCCTCGACCTTCTTCCGGGTGCGGACCAGTTCGGCCTGCGCCCGGTCGAGTTCGGCCTGAAGGTCGGCGCGGGCAGCCCGCTCGATGACGGCGGACTCGCGGCGCGTCTCGGACTCCAACGGGTTGTATTCCACGTCAGCCCTCCAGAATCCATGTGCGGACCGTCTCATGGGAGATGGTCAGCCCGGTCAGGTCGGACAGTTCCACTGCGATGGTCCGCAGCCCCTTGCCCTTCTGGCGTGCGCCGATGAGGTAGGTCATCAGCGGCAAGCGGGTGCGTTCCTGCACCAGCACTTCGACTGCGTCTCGGAGCCTTGCCATCGTTCCCCCTTCAAGTAGGTGCGGGGCCGGAAGGGGTGCTCTAGCCCGACCGGGAGACGGCGGTAGGCGAGCCCGGCCCCGCAGGTCGTCAGTCTACCTGACTGTCAGACGTCCTGCCAAGCAGCGGGAACAGGAACGGAGCCAGCCCCCGAATGACCTGCTCCTCCTGCTCGGACGTGAACATCTGCGCGAGCGGGGTCTGCTGCCACGCCGCGTGCATCGTCTCATGCAGCAGCGTCTCCCACCACACGTCCTCGGCGAGGTCCCCGCGAATCTTCATCGACAGAGAATGGACCTCGGTGTGGCCGTAGTCGCCGTCGTCGGCGAGCTCCAGCGTCGCCTTCGGAGACGAATCGACGGTGAACGTCCACGGGCCGACGGTGACGGTCTTCGGTCTAGACCTTGTCATCGGTCAGCCACATCCGCTCACACATCGCGGAACAGAACAGATGGTCCGCGTCCGGCAGGTCATGGCCGCACCACAAGCAGCCGAACTGCATCTCGTCCGTCACCGTCATCGCAGCACCTTCAGGTCATCCCACCCGTCCGCCGAACAGACGAACGTCAGCGTCCCGGTCCGGGTCCGCGACCCGCCGCCCTCCTCGAACCATCGTGACCCGCCGTCCATCGCCGGGCACTGAAGGTAGGTGCGAGGGCCGTCCTCGACCGCGACGAGATGGTGGTAGTGGCCCCAGACGAGCACGTCGGCGTCGCCGGCGCGGTGCCTCGCGGCCTGCTTGCCCTTCCACCACGTCTCGGCCTTCTGCTGCGGCCTGCCGGACCCGCGGAACTGGTGGCCGTGGGCGAACGTCACCACCGTCCCGGCCACGTCGAGCGTCAGGGTCATGTCGCCGTCGGCGAGGACGAACTTGACGTGCCCGAACGCCTCCGGGTTCGCAGCCAGAATCTCGCCGGCCTGCTCGAACACCGCCACGTCGTCGTTGTCCTCGAACGTGGTGAACGACTTGCCTGCCTGCCGGTTCTCCCCGTGGTTCCCCGGCACCGCCCCGACCACCATCGTCGACACCAGCCCCGCCCAGCCCGTCAGGAGCTCGACGAGCATCCGGCGGACCAGCCGCACCTGCCCGCGGCGGTCCAGCCCCGCGAGCCCCGCGGCGAACGTCTGCTGAGCGAAATGCCCCGAGCACGCCTCGACCATGTCCCCCATCCCCACCACATACAGCGCGTCAACCGGCCGGCCGAGCCGCTTCAACTCCCGGATACGGGCCGGGACCGCCTCGCGCAGGGCCAGCAGCCGGTCCACGAGCGCCTCGGGACCCCCGAACTCGGGCTTCCCCGCCTGCCAGTCCGCAAGACACACCACCAGCGCCCTTGTGACGCCCTGAGAGGCCGCAGGAGCCGACTTACGCGCCCGCTTGACCTGCGCCACCAGCGCGTCCACATCGGCGCTCACAGGCGCTCTCAGCGGCTCTACGGTGGCCTTGTAGTAGTAGAGCCTGTCGCCGCCTGCCGTGTCCCACGAGCGGACCTGCACCGGCTGAGACTCGTCGACCCGCCACGCGCCCGGGTCGAGCCCGAGGTTGGCGAGGACGACCGACCAGTCCTGCGGCTGCTCCGAACCTTGGACGGTCAGGGTGCCCTTGGCGGTGTCGATGCCCGGCTCCCATCCCTTCGGGTGGGTCGGCCGCGGGCGGGACGCCTCGTCGAGGTCGCGCTGGACCTGCCGGAATGGGGTGAGGTCAGCCACGGCGGGTCCTCCGGTAATGGCCGACCTGATGGAAGGACACCGGATAGCCCCAGTCGTTCAGGACCTTGGAGATGGCCCGGTCGACGATGCCGGGGTCGTCCATCGCAGCGTGAACCTGCTCCCACTGCTCGTCGGTCAGGCGATGCACTTCCCACCAGCCTCGGGTGCCGGGGTGGGACACTTGCTTCTGCGCGTCTCGGAACGCGCTCAGGTCTGCCATCGGTAGCCCCCTTCGTCAGGCAGCCTGACGGTAGCCGTCCGGTCGGACGCAAGCAAGGACTACAGCCCGAGGGCCGCCCACGTCTGCTGACCCACCACCCCATCCGGCCGCAGACCCTTCGACTGCTGGAACTGCCGCACCTTCCCCCGCGTCGCAGGACCGAACACCGCATCCGGCCGGACCCCGAGCTTCGCCTGCACCTGCGCAACATCCGCCCCCCGCATCATCGGAGACGTCAGCCGCAACGTCCGCCGCGACGGCCGCGAGGGTGCCGGAAGGCCACCCCCGAGGACACGCCGCAACGTCGCCACCCGCAGCCGCTGAGCGGCACGATGCGTCAACTCGATGTGCAGATGGTCGTAGTGAGGTGCCGTCCCGGTGTACGGCCGTCCTGCCGGAGACTTCGCCGTCCAGATGACCCGGTCGAAGATGACACACTGGATGCCGAGGTTCTGGCCCTGCGAACCCAGAGCGTTCAGCAGCTCGTACCCGCGAGGGTCGCCCTTCCCCCCCACCGGCCGAATCATCGCATCGACCGCACGGCCCTCCGAATGGGTCGACATCGAACTGCCGCCACGCACCGGACGGCAGTTGTAGATGCCACCGAACCGATAGAGGCCCGGCCACGACGCCTCGACCCACTGCCACAGCGCCTGCGCACCCGGCGTCGGACCACCCGAACACTTCCGTGCCGGTTCCCACGCCGCCCAGTTCACAGCTCCGGGTCCTCGTCCAGCCGGTCCCACTCCGGGACGGCCGTCAGGTCACCCGTGTCGATGTCGTAGGCAGGCTGCTTCGGAACCCCGAGGAACCAGCCGACCTGCGGGGACAGGAACGTCTCCCCGACCCGGACGATGGCGTAGTAGGCGACCGCGAACGCGGAGGTCACCAGTTCGGTGGCGGCCTGCGGGTCGATGAACGGCCCGACCTTTGACGCGAGGAGCCCGCCGACGATGATGGGGACGGTGGTGCGGACCATCGAGGTCCACCAGTCACGGAAGTTCATCTGTCATCTCGATGTCGTGGCCGTCCTGCGGCCTCCAAAGGTTGATGTCCTGCCATGTTGCGGCACCAACGTAGGCCGACAGGACGATGCTGATGAGCGCTACACCGCCGACGACCAGTTCCGAGGCTACCCCGAATGTCGCCTCCGACAGGAAGAACCCGTAGACCCCGACGCTAATCATGGCGAGCCCGAGGAGCCATGAGGCGTAGACGAGGATGCGGCGGTATCGCCACGGTGGCAGGTCGTCAGGCACCCGACATCCGGTCCAACTTGGCGGCGACAGCGGTCATCTGGGCGTGGAGCGCTTCGAGCCGGTCGCGGTGTGAGTCGCCGCCGTTCGGCTGGAACTGGGCGT